AGGTAAAGTAATGCTCTATCGTTTTGGTAAGAAAATCTTTGATAAGTGTATGGAAGCTATGCAACCAGCATTTGAAGATGAAACTCCAGTAAATCCATTTGATTTCTGGGAAGGTGCAGAATTCAAATTGAAGATTCGTAAGGTAGATGGTTATTGGAACTATGATAAATCAGAGTTTGGTACTCCGGCTCCATTGTTTGATAATGATGATGAGATTGAAGCAGTATGGAAAAAGCAATATCCTCTTGCAGAGTTCTCGGCTGAAACAAACTTCAAGTCTTATGATGAGTTGAAGACTCGTTTGGGTACTGTTCTTGCAGGAACTACTACTGTTGG